TTCCACGGTGGGCGGACCTACATTGACAACGAACCCTGCCCGGAACCGAAGGAAGACTTAATCATCACCTTTGAGGGCAAGGACACCCTCCATTGGCATGAGCCTCCTGAGGGGATCGATGACAACCGGTTCATTCTGATAGCCACCTACATGCCGAGGGAAATCGATGGACAGAGTTAGGGAAGCGCACTACCGGTACAACAGGGAAGAGGGTGGGATGGGGCCGTGGAGCGGCAACATGCCCGCTTCGACCAAGGTCACCGACCCCACCGAGTATCAGGGCGAGAACTTTGGGGATGTCGAAGAACTCTTTCCGACTCTCATCTACTTCACGTTGCCGGGTAGGAAAGCCGCGATAAAGAAAGAGATCGATGACTACTTCCCTCAACTGACGTTTCAGTACGCTAACGAGCGGGAGGGGTGGACGGAAGACTGGGGGAAGACACACCAGATCAATATCCCTGATGGGGATGAAGGCTTCTTCTCGCAGAACATCTTGGCGCATCTCCCGGTGCTGTCGGAAACGATTAACGACCACATCCACTGGTACTTGCAGGTATTGGGGGCATGGAACCCGGATCTGCCCAAACGGACATACGACACATCATCATGGATGACTGCCATGAACAAGGGCGATTTCATACATGAACACATGCACGGTGCCTGCGACCTGTCAGGGGTGTTCTACTACAAGACAGACGGCCTGAAGAGCGTCAAGTTGATTTTCCAACCACCACAGATAATGGAATACGACCCCCTGATGGGTGGTATCGCTAAGGGTTGGGACCATCCGGCCCTTGAAGGCAAGTTGTTGATCTTCCCAGCGTGGCTACGGCACAATACGAAACGATCCGAAGAGGACGATGTTAGGTACGCCATCTCTTTCAATGTCCTATTTAACGACGGTTCTGTGAGAAAGTTGACTCCATGATCGAAGACGACATTGTATGGATAGACAACTTTATGATGCAGACTTACATGGCGAAAGAGTTGCTGCCCTTTCTGGATGACATGATCGCTGATATGGAAAAGAGCAACCGTTGGCTACCGGCAAGGCACGGACTTGGAGAACAGCAAAAAGATGTAAGAGATTCGGACATTATCTGGTACAGCACCGATATGCCGCCTCCAACCCATGAACCGGTCTTGGCACATCTAAAACTGGTTTTCGATAAATACCTTGAAGCGAAACCTTTGATGACGGAGGGTGACGTACCCGATTTCTACGCATACGACTACAACATTTGTCGATACAAGCCGGGGCAGGCTTACCACGGCACACACAGCGATGCGGCTACTTGGCTGGACAATCCGATGGGCCAGAGGTATCTGACACAGATTCTCTATCTGAACACCTGTGAGGGCGGCGAAACCAACTTCCCCAATCAGGATGTTAGTATCAAACCGGTTGCTGGTAAGTGTGTAACGCACCCGCCGTGGTGGACCCACTGTCACAACACTTCCCCAGCGATTGACACCAAATACGCCTTGGTTGTCTTCTACGCCTTTGGGCCTTCACAATCGCCTACTTCTTCGTCTAACATGACGGTCGAAGACTTTATCGCTGGAGGCTGACGTTGGCTCACTATGCACGTTTAAACACAGATAACGCAGTTGTCTTTGTCACGCCTCTTTCCGATGAGGTTTCCTTGACGGACGGCGTTGATGACGAGGCTAAGTCTATTGCCTATTTGGAGTCGCTGTTCGGCACCGACGACACTTGGATCCGCACATCGTACAACCACAACATCCGAGGCCAATACGGAGGGGTAGGGATGACCTACGATCCGGTTAACGACATCTTTGTTAGCCCCCCATCGGAATATCCTTCGTGGGTTCTAAACACGACCACAGGACGATACGAGGCTCCCGTACCGGAGATCAGTGGTTATGATTGGAATGAAGACACCGGGGCTTGGGAGCAGCCACCGAAGCCCGAAGACCTTCCATCGTTTACTTGGCAGACGACATGGCAGTCCGATGGACGGGAACGCCCCAACGGATGCTGGTCACCACCGACAGCCCACCCCGGCACCTACACATACACGGATGACGGTGCGAGGATCTACACCGAACCCTATTTCAAATGGGATGAGGCGACACTTACTTGGCTTGAAGAAACCTAATGGCTGCCCCGACCGGGTATCGGGAGTCAGGATTCCTATACAACGGAGTTGATTTCTCCGTATACCCCGGCTACCAGTGGAACTACCGGGGGTTCTCTGACAAACAGGGTGGGATGCAATACACCCAGCAGGCCCCCTATCGTCAGCCTGAATACAACTATCATGGTTGGCGGATCTTCCAGTACGGCCCGTATCGGCACCCGACAGCAACCTACCGGGAAGCCAATCAGGAATACCGGGGCATCAACCTTGATTTCCCTGAGTATCGGCAACCGGGTCTTCAGTACCGGATGTCAAGGAATTACTTCTTTGACCAGATCGTACTGGGGCTTGAAGCAGCCCTGTCCGCTTCAGCGACAGTAGGGGCTGCTGCTGAGATACCCGTAGTTATTAATCAAGACGGGTTGACAGGGACATTCACGTTCATCATACCGGCGTCCGATTCAGGTGGCCCAATCAAGTTCGGTGTCGTTGGTCTACCGGGGCCGGACTCCTCGTCCATGTCGGCTTCAGCCCTGCTGGACCTGATCGACCCGGAACAGTTGATTCAGAAGCCGATACCAGACGTTCAGTTGATAGTGACATCGCCTAGTGGTGTTACTCTATTGGTAACTACGGTCTAGGAGGGGTTATGCCTATTTACGATAAGGGGGATCAGGTTCGGATAACGGCCACATTCACCTCCGATAGTGTCAACACCGACCCGACGGATGACGCAGCCGACGTTCAGGTCCGGCATCGACGCCCCTCACGCAAGGATGTGAACGGTGTCGCAGGTCAGGACACCTACCCAACAGCCACCAAGACCGCTACGGGGATCTATTTCGTGGACCTGCTACTTGACGAAGAAGGGGTGCATACAGTCCGTGTTAAGGGGCTGGAAGGGGTTGTTGCCGCAGATATTGTTGAGTTACAGGTAGCCCATTCTGTGTTTGCCGATTAGTCCACCACGGTCCATGACAGATACTACGGCAGAGGAGCATAGCGGCAACGTCAGCAAAGTCCGGGGCGAGAAGACCCGCGAACTGTTCCTTGAAGGACTGGCGGAGCATGGGACCATCTCCAAGGCGTGCATGATAGCCGGTGTCACACGGTCGGCGTACGACAAGTGGCGTCAGCGAATCCCCGAGTTCAGTGAGCGAGCCGACGCCATCAGATCGAAGGCTCTCACCGATGGTGGTAAAGAGGACTGGGACGGCACGTTCCAGAGTTTCCGAAGTAAGTATTTCGGGCATCTCTCCCCGTGGTTCCATATCAAAGCCATCGAAGCCTACGAGAACACGCCACCCGGTAACATCACCCTGATCCTGTGGCCTCCTGAACATGGCAAAACTACGTTGGCCGAGGATTACTTCTGCTACAAACTGGCGACCAATCCCGAGTTCCGCATCACCGTCGGATCTGAGGGACAGGACATGGCCCGTAAAATTCTTGGACGCATCCGTTCCCGCATGGAGCCGCAAGGTCCGTTCCCCCGATATGTGGCAAAGTATGGTCCGTTTGTACCCCAGAACCAGTCTGGACGCAAAACCGCCCAGCCGTGGGGTGCTGACTACTTTAGCGTATACAAGAAGAACAGGCACGATGAGCGCGACTATTCGATGGTTTCATTGGGTTGGCGATCCAAGATTGCTGGTACCCGAACCGATCACCTACATATTGATGATATTCAGTCAAGGGTGTCTCTCAACCTGACCGAACAGATGTTTGAGATTTTCCGGCAGGACTGGTTGACCCGCCCCGGTGAGCAGGGCCGGACCAGCATCAATGGTACCCGTGTCGGTGAGGACGACTTCTATGAGCGGGTGATGGAGCAGATCGACTCAGACATCCTCAGGGTTATCAAGTTCCCGGCGATTGTGACTGATGACAAGGGGGAGCCGGAACCGTTGTGGCCGGACTTCTTCTCACTGGAATCACTGGACCGTATCCGTAGGAAGGTGGGTGAGGAGGCGTGGTCCCGTAACTACATGCAGGAACCCAGTTCCTCTGCTGCGGCTACCTTCAGTGATGATTCCATCCAGAAGTGTCTGAACCCGTTGAGGTCGGTGAACCATGAACCCCCCAAAAACTGCTCTGTATATATTGGCGTTGATCCCGCTCTCGGCTCTAACAATTGTGTTATTGCTGCTACACCGCATGAAGGAAAACTTAAAATCCTTTTTGTTCGGGAAGACGTAGGGCTGACCCGTAACGAACAGATCCTTGGCATCGTGGAGGATGCCGTACTCCAATGTGGCAGGAATGGCAGCAGCGTGTCGGATGTCATCATCGAAGCGATGGTGTTCCAGAAGGGGCTGTCCCGTGATGAGCGCCTGATTGAGATG